GGGAAATAACTCTCCTCCAGAGTACCACCGCTTTCCAAAGTCATGTTGACTTCGGTTGAGTGGATTTTAGACCCTAAACCTCTAATCAGAAAGAAGGATCTGACCATGATTAATGTTGCAGGAAGTGGAGTTTGTAAACTACACAACTTTGGTACTAACGCCATGGCAAATTTTTGGATTGTTCCGCCTACAAAGGCTAGACATTTCCTTCAATTTTTCAAGCCGTTAGCACGTTATTCCTCGTTTAAAAAGAATAACCCTGTTAATCCTGGTCTGTCTCATCGGCAGCGTGTTTTATCCAATTTATTGGACTTAAGCGCAGCTGATGAGGCCCCTGAGTCGATTGTTTGGGAGAAACAGCGTGATTACGCAGAATTTCCTATTCAACCGGCTCTTTCACAAGAGAAGCGTAATATGATTGTCGATTATGATTTAACCGGCAAGTATATGAAGCCTATCTTGTGGTGGGAATCCGACCTAAGTTAGAGAGATAAGGGGTTATTAAGACCTAACGACAGATTCAGAAAGGAGATCTTATGGAACGCCGAAATGACTATTTCGGTACGGGAGGATTTATGGTGATATTGCTAATGATATTCATCATCAGCTGCTATATCACTTTTAGACTTTTCCCGTTAGACCACAACATAAGGCCTAAACAACCTCATAGCGTGGCGACACCAATGGAAATCCCTACTGTCCCGTAAATCGTTAGGTTTACTCCGTAAATGGGGCGGTGACCAGTCCGTTACTGGAAACTATCATTCTCTTGGAAAGGAGAATTTAAAGTGCCTGTTGAACAGTATAACACAATTGAGGCGGTCGAGGGACCATATACATGGCCCTCCTGGAATACAACTTGGCCAGGGTACGATGGTTGTGGAACTAAATATCTCAGCAGAGCTGAGAATACTAGAACCATAACTGCCGGATCCTTGGTTTCGTATAATTCCGGATATGTAAGCGAGACCCGTGACAATCGCCACTTAAGTGGTAAGCGTCGCGGTTATCCACCTTTTCATATGACCCCTCATTATTATTCTAGGACCGAGGTTAAAAATCACTTACTGAAGAGGCTAAACGCTTCGAATGGGCTAGACGTGTACGAACAATATGGAAAAGTTTCCAAAATTGGTCAAACATGTACAGCTCAACCGAACGCTTCACCTCCCCACAGTGGACCTCAAGGTCCTGTGTGGTATACTGTCACGCATACGCATCCTAATGGAACCTACGCCACATCGGCGTTCGATCCACAGGAGATTAGTGCAGCCATTGCCGACGCTCAGAATGCAGCATCTATCGAGGCCTTTACTCAATACGATATCTTAACAGATCTCGCTGAGTCGAGGGAAATCCCGAAAATGCTGAAATCTATCGCTAAAGACGTAATTTTCGTTTATAGCGCTATGAGAAATCGCTATTCATTACGCGATCTCAAAAGGAGCTGGCTACTGACTCCCAAACTTCTTTTAACGAATTATGATAAAACGTTAAGAGGAATAGGGAAACAGTGGATGCAATATCGGTATGGTATTATGCCACTAGTACACAGTTTGAACGATATCCGTAAATTGGAATATCGTAGCAATAGTGTATCTACCCGGAAGACTCGTACAGTTAGCGCGCAACCCACTGGCGTTACATTACCATCACCATCGACCCAATATAAATGGACCGATTTTGAAGGAGATGTCGTCATTAAGGCCACCGTTTTTCAGTACTTCAACCAGGTTAGTGAGGCATGGCACTCAGGCCTAGGGATTAATCCCATGCGGACTGCATGGGAGTTAATTCCGATGTCGTTTGTTGCGGATTGGTTCGTCAATGTGGGAGATTATATCACCCGCTCGACGAGCAAATCCTTTTCGCGACTCGGCTGGGCCTGTATTTCCCAGCGTTCTAACTACACCAAACGAACTTGGGCGCATTTCGCTAACCAAGACATTACTGTCTCGTATGCGAATTTGCTTCCGATCGGGTGGGTAGGGTCAAACCCCGCGACTAATTCCAATCGGACGATTTCTCGTCCTTTGGAGGATCAACTCCTTTCAGAGGAGACGACCAACAATTATGTTCGCTGGTTATTTGACGTGAACGATGCACAGCTGAGGATAAATCCTTCTTTTAGCTCTTTGAGCTGGAGAAGGAAAATGGACTCAGTTGCGATGGTTTATAACCAACTATCGCGGATTATTTCCGCGTTTAAAAGTTAACCGACATAAAGGAGCTTTTAATGCCTGTCACTTTGTCAGTGAAAAGCCAGGATAATTCTGGCGTAACATACGCCGATCCTGCAAAACCAGATAATACTATCCGGTTCCGATTTAGCAATACCACAAAAACTTTGAATGGTATTGCCACCCCCAATTATGCGACTGAGATTATTGTCAATGACAATAACTCTATTACAGTTGGTGGTGTAGCCGCCCTAGACGCGTTGAGCGTTAGAGTCCGGGTTTCCGGTGCTCTGCCCTCTAAAACGCGGCTTCGATCATTACTCACATCCCTTGCTGCCCAAGTTGGGCAGTGGGAGACCGAGAATGTGATGCAAGGTTTCCGTCCAGTTACGGCACCTGTCATTACGTAGGAATACATAATGGCAGTTACTAAGACTGGAGGTTTACCTTGTACACAGGCTCGATCAAAGCTGTTAACTCTTTTATACGAGAATTTACCCTGGATCGTAACAACGATATGGGGTTATCTCGGGCCGCGACTCTCGCGAAAACGCGATTCGCAGCCAAATTCGAAGAGCCAGAGCTCTCCCATTCCGCTGAACGGCGAAAAGCCGCTTGGCAAAAGTGGATTGAGTTCGATGAAGCACTCCAAATCAAAGGAGTCTTAGGCCCACACTGGGCAAAGGCGCGTCTTTGGGTACACGAGCTTCTAACCGATTTTCGGTTAGGAGAACTTGTGTTTACAAACGGTTCTAGTTTTGAACCGTTAGGTAACCGCACCTCAGTAGCTTGTAAGCTATCAGGTGAATGGACTATCACGCATGATTGCTTCGAGCTTTTTGCCAAGTATTCTTATTGGCATAGAGCTTTGCGTCATGCGGTAAAGAAGCGCTTTATACGCTACTGCACTCAACATGGGCAGGACATAAGGCAACTGAATAAAGTACTCTGGCATCGGTTCAAAAACACTTCCGAACCGGCGTTTGAGATCTTTAAATTCAAGCTTTATTGTACCTTAACCTTTGTTGGCGGCAATAGGTGGTCAACGGTCCCAAAGAATAATCTAAAGGATCGTTCGATTTGCTTAGAACCGCTGTGCAATATGCTCGTCCAGCGTGCTGTTGGATTGGGGTTCCGTAGATGTCTTAAAGACAAACACGGGATCGACCTCGATCTTCTAGCAGATGTGCATAGAAGTCGAATTAGCGACCCAAAAGTTGCTACCATCGATCTTTCTGACTGCAGTGATGCAGTCAGTGTCAAGTTGATAACTTACCTTTTACCCAAAAGAGTACTTAACAAAGTACTCGCTTGTAGGTCAGACATGACCTTAGGACCCGATGATAATTATTATATTATCAGTAAGGTATCAAGCATGGGTAATGGTTTTACCTTCGACTTGATGACCTTGGTCCTTACAGCACTAACCAGATCGTTTGATGCTACGGCTACTGTATTCGGCGATGACATTATATGTCAAAACCAAAGTGCAGCGGCTGTGGTTGACAATCTCCTCTTAGCCGGTTTTGTAGTTAATGAGAATAAAACCCTCATTAATTCCGACTATCGAGAATCTTGCGGTGCCCACTATATAGATAATTACGGTTACGTAACTGCGTTTGATTTACGTTGGTTACGCACACCGCATGACCTAATTGTCGCTTGTAATAAGGCGGCTATATTAGGCTATATCTATGGTGGCCCGTTCGAAATACTCCGGGAGAAGATTTGGTCGTGTGTACCTATGCCTTTGCTAGGGGCGACGGTTGCAAGGCCAACCGTCCACACGGGCGTGCCGCCAACGTATGAACTTGATACTTTTGTCCGTTACGGACCAGTTATATACTGTGTCCCGAAAGGAAAAGTATTAAAGCTCATCCGGCAGAGGTGTAAAGATTTCCAGAAGCCTGGCCGTATTTCTACGGCTATTGCCCTGGTAACTTCACCCTCTCCCGCTAAGTCCTCGTTGAATTCCACGCAATGGGATATATTTTTCCAATATATCCGCAACGCAAGGAAAACGGCGAAGATACCGCGGTTGGTGTTAAAATCTACCTTGGTAGCAAGAGTAGGTGAAGAACAAATCGGCTTCACCAAAGCTCTGCTCCCCCGTGAGGGGGGTAGGTAGTAGGGGTTATGG